ATTTTTGTAGAAGACCATTTCAAGGTCTGTTGCCGTACCAGAAGAGTTTTTAAAGTTAATCGTAAAGGTACAGAAACTAGTCACGTTATTAGTATCTGAATAAATTAAACGAGCGTTAGGTGAACTTGCGGCAGTAAACCCATCGACATTGTTTGCAGTAAATGTCGGATTTAAAACTGTAAAGCTTGTTGTCACACTGTGTGTATACGCAGGAGTAGTAGCGTCAAAAGGTAGATAGCCGTTAATATGTGCATGATCTTTAGTCCATGCTCCAGAACCCGCACCATTAGAAATGTATACGTTACCTGCTCCTGCACTTGCGATACCCTTAGGTTCGTGTAAGTAAGGATCAGTTAGAGTAGAATGATTTACGTTAGCCATTAGGAACCTCTGCCAGTGTTAAAGCTATTATAAGGTACATAATAACTTTTGTCAAGAGAAAAGATGGCCCCGAAGGGCCACCCTTTACATTTTATACGTCGGGATCGGATACGATTGTAACGATACCTTCTGGACGGTACTTCTTGACACCATAACGAGAAGTAGTTACATACTCGTGACGTTGGTAGTCTTTGTTGTACTCGTAGTCTACCTCAGGCATTTGACGCCATGCACCCACGAATGGGTTAGAACCTGCGTCAGCTGAGAAGAACAAGTTTGCAACACCGTTATTTGAAGAGAAGTCGTTAGCTGTTGTGCCATCTTTTTCCAAGAGTGCAGCATCAGCAACAGTTTTCTTCAAGTAGTTGGATGTGTATACATCGAAGCCATAGACGTTAGCTACGAAACGCATACCTGTTGCAATACCGTCGCGTACAATACCTTCGAACATTGGGTTGTTTGACACGTTGGTCAAGTTAGTCAATGTGTTGAGTTGGTACTCTACGGATGGGTCCACAATAGCAACCAAACCACGGTCTGCAACTTTAGACTTCTTCAATGCGTAACGTGCATATGCGAAGTCAGCAAGTTCCAACTTACCAGCATTACCACCAGAGATACGGTGCGCTGCCCCGTCAAGTGTTTCTGCGGAGTTTGCAGATACGCCGACTTCTGGTGCAGCCATAGTGGTGGATTCAAAATGCTCCATAATCGCACGGGCTTGTTCTGGAACAAAACGTGCTTCAAGTTGTGCTGAATAGAACGAATCCTGTGCAGCCTTCTTGGTGATGTAAGAAGCAGATTGCAGATACTTGTCGATGCTGAATTGGAACTCAGCTGTATCCATTGGAACGTATGAAACGGCAGCATCTTCAGTGTAGTCTGCTACAGTTGTTTCACCGATGGTTGGGATAGTGAATGTGTCACCATCTGGGAATCCATCCAACATACGAACGACGGACTGTGCCATCATTTCGTCACGAAGGATTTCTTTAAGTTCTGAGGAGTAAACCTCAGCACGGATCAAGCGTTGCATGTCCGTGTTGGAGGAAATCATACCAGCCATTTGCTAGTCCTTTCTAAGTGTTTCCGAACTTGTCACCCATTTTTACTTTGTCCTGCATAAGCTGTTGTTGGACTTTGGGTGTATAGTATTGATTAGGGTTTTCCCGACGTAAGCTTTGGTAGTATTGCCAATTGCGTACATTCGAGGCTTGCATGTTGACACCTTCGGTACGAACAGAACCTTGAACCATAGGGTTAAAGGTTTTCTGGGGTTGACCGATAAGAGAAAAGAAAGCGGTGGGAGACTCAGCTGCAATGTCACGCAAGCGTTCCATAGACATACCTAACTCTTGGGCCTTCTCTCGTACCTTAGCTTCCGCTTCAGTTCCGAAAGAATTAACTAACTCTTGATCTACTTGTGAAAGGTTTTGTTTTACAACAGAGTCCTTCTCACGTTTGACCAGCGTCTTCTCAACAAGGCTTTCAAGATCGTTCTCACTAAGACTCGCAGTGGTGTTCTGTGTCTCTGTGCTACCATTATTATTAGGCATTGCAGTTTCTACTGTGGTAGAGTCAGTAGCCTTGTTCTGCAATTGTTCAAGAATTTGGGCCTGATAGTCTTGCTTCTTGATGTCCTCTCGCATCTGGTTTAATTGATCCTCTAGGGTCTTTATGTAACCATCTGCTTCAAGTTTACCTTTAGCTAAAGTTTCAGGGTCTCTCCAATTCTCTCCCTTCGCCTCGACGAGTTTCTGCAAAAAAGATTCCTGTGGTGGGGTTTCAGTTTGCGTTTGCTCTGTTACCTGTTCAGTCTGTGCGGTTGCAGCACTGTCAGAAAATACCATTGTTATTCCTTATCTAAGTTGATTATGTCGAGCACTAGGTTAAGCGCCCTGTTATAGCCGATACGATCAGCTTCCTTATACGCCCATGACGGACTATCATAGTCAGCTGTCGAAGGGGTATCTTTTAGTAATGACTCAAGAATATGTTCAAGACGGATGAGGCTTTCTTGGTTTGAAAGAATAGCCTGTTTAACCTTAGTCTTTTCTTCTTTAGTCTTACATTGTTTGAACCAGTGGGATTTCATTTATTTCTTTTTAATTGGTTTTTTCTTGGTCGGTTTCTTCATTCCGTAGCCCATACTAACCTCCACATCCACACATACATTTAACTTTGTTTTTTACAACTACAGATGTCTTAGTAGTCGTAGGTTCTTTTTTCTTAGCGCCCTTACCATAGGGCGTCTTTGTTCCGTTTTGATAAGGCATTTTACAATCCTTGTTCCATTGCGATTTGTTGTTCTTCCTCGAATTGAACCTGTGCTTCAGTAGCCATACGTTGTGTTTCCATTTGTTCTGTAACACTTATGTTTTCTGAGAACAGTTTAGGTTCACCAAGTTCGTCAGCCAAGAGTCGTGCGAACTCTTTACCAGACAAGTGTGCCGCCATTGTTGGATCAGACAGTTTTAGCTGGTAGAGTTGTGTTAAGTTCTGGACACGGTTGGCACGTTCTGCGTAGTGTCTAGCACCCATAGGAACTATCTTGCCGTTAGCAATAATATCTTCTTTAGATATTTGTTCGAAGAAAAACAAACCTGAGTCATCATTAAGAACACGAATTGTATCTGCATAGTCCATGTTACGTCGTGCTGCCTCAAGCATTGCGTTAAGGATTGGTTCTAAGAAGACACGCTCAAAGTGTGCAGTCTTATGTTGGAAGATACGTCCAGCGGCTGTCATCAACTGTTGAACTTCGAAGGCTGTCTTCTCACCTGCGCTGCGGATACCCATAGCTTCACGGGGCGCACCTGCAAGCATTTCCATTTTATTTTCTAAAGTCTGGATTTGAAAATCAGCGTTGAGTGCAGTAGCGTCAGGCGCTAAGTAACCTACGTCACCTTCTTCACCCATGTATATACGGGCAGCTGGTTCGAAGTCAAAGTCTTCTACGTCACCTCTGATCTTAATAATTGGATAAGCAATCTGATCGAAGACATCTGCCTTCAGGTTCTCTAGGTGGTCAATGCGGTACTGCATACCGACAAGATTATCTAGTGGACCCATTGCATAGAGGTTGTCTGGACGCTCACGCCACCCTGCGTGGAAGATAGACGCTTTACCTAACCAGCTGGGGTTCTGTTCGTTAAGCAATACATAGGAACGGTCAACAACTGTGATGACACGGTTCTTGTGGAACTTACCAGTTTCTGCGTCATGGATGTCCCCATAGAATGTAAGTAGTTCTACATAGTTAGACTCGTAGTACTCTTGCAGAGTGGAGAAGCCATCAGCTGTGTATGCTTGAGACTTGTTTGTATCTACATCTTGACCTGACATAGCTGACCGATTGGCAAGCATCTTGTCAAGAATTTCTTTCATGTAGTCGTTGTCTACCGTCTCATCTACCTTACGGGCAACTTCCCCTACGGTTAGAATTGAACGGATAACTTTAGGGCTATCTCCGAAACTTGGGGCGAGAGGATTGAAACAGATGTCAAAGGGGCTGATACGGACAAGCTTAGGTCCAATATAGTTGACAATACGTTCTCCGTTTTCGTACTCAGTATAATCACGGGAGAAGTCAACGGTTGCAAAACAGTTTCCGTATTGAATATAGTCATTGATTAATTTACTCACAGTGTTTTCAAAATCTGACTGACGTACTTTGTTATCCATATACGCTTGGATAACATCACGCTTACGTTTTACGTTACCTTCGTCGTCGTGCGCTTCGAACTTAAACCATTTCTGTTGAGGGAATAACGCAGAGAAATAGTTAGCGTGAAGGTTGTCTGCAATCTGAGTTAGCTTGGGAGTTGTCGTACTGTTAGTCCAAGGCAGTTTATTATTAGATGTTGTTCGAGTATCTGTTGCGTAAATATAATTACGGACTTCTTTCCACTCTTCAATCTTAGTCTGACGAGCGTTATTCCAATTCGTCCAACGATCAGAAATATCTGATGCAAGAGCATGAGGCTCAATCAGCTGATCTATGTCAATAGTTGTTCCAGCCATTAGAAGGAAACTCCACCAAATCTTGAGTTAAATTGCACTACATTACTTTTATGCCGACGTACTGATCGTGCAGGTTTTACAGCCATGTCTACCACTGAGGCGAGGGCATCTATCACATCGTCGTGTGCAGGGTTACGGGACGATAGTTCTTCTTCTAGTATTTGAGAGTTACCACCACGGTAATGCCAGATACTCATGTTGTCGTACCTAGGTTCTAAGATAGAGGATATACGCTCTTGCTTGTTGCCTTGGCTTTTGTTAGGTCTAAACTCGTCGATGCTAATTGACAGACCATGTTGTTTAATTAATTCTTTAAGCTGTCTAACGATTGCCATCTGAGCAACAGTCGTTTCCGCTCTTAGTTTTCTGAAAGACCACTTAGTGGATAGCTGAAGAATATGTTCGAAGTACTCAGAAATCCTATCCGTTTTAAACCTGTCAATGTCTAAGACGTATACGTTATTATCTGAGTCAATCCC